CATAAGCTCACGAGAGCGAGAACCTACATCCAACTTCGTTAGGCCCCCATCTTTAGGTGAAGAACGCTTAACACCATTTAAAAGACCGAGATTAACCCAAGGTACAGATTCATATAAATTTGTATCTGGACCATTTGTGGTACGTCTACGAAAATTACGCGAATTTATATTAAAAAATTCACGGGAGAAATAATATTTTCCCCAAGACGGATTTAAACCACAAAACGAAGAAACACGTTGCCACAATTGGTGACCAAACTCACTTACCGGAAGAACAGCATCATCTCCATTGACAAGGAGAGGCAGTATATCAAAAGATAAAGGACAACGAAAGTCCTGCTCGAGAACAAGCCATAAAATGGCAGCATTAACTATACAAAGTATAGAAAAAGAACTAATAGATCCCATTAATTGACCACGTTTTTGTGGTAACTGGCCTAACTCACGATCATAAATTTCGTGACCAGTCAAAGATTGACGATATAAAAGAGTCTCATCTTTGGTTAAATTTAATTCCGCCGATACAAGGCGACAAGCCAAATCTGAACACCATGAAAACATTTCATTGGTTGCATCAGAATAATCAACAGACAAAAATGCCTTATGATCTTCAAGTATTCCGAGGCGATTAACAATCAGATTACTGACCGGTTCACCAATAAGTTGGAAAACCGGACGTTTACGCATTAAAGAATGCATAAAAACCTGTAAGGACTTTAAAAAAGTCCCACGAAAAGGAGGACCTTTAGTAATGGTCCGGACTTTAAGGGATTCGGCTAAACCTAAAGGTTCAGCAATTGGAGGCTCTTTCTTTGCCTCAGATAATAAACGAGCATAAAAAACTGCAAATTGTGCTTTTAAATTTTCATCGTTATAAACGATGTACTTAGCACCTTTTAATTCTTCCGACCGGACCGTAATCAAATCGGCAAAACCGGTTTTTAAACCCTTTAGCAAATGAGGATGTTCAAGACATGCCCCAACTGCACCTCCCAAGCCACGTGAACGAATATAGTTCGCTGAAGTACTTGGAAAAAAGGGTGCAACTCTATCTTTTAAAGTATAGCTATGACCACGAAAACAAGATCGAACAACACGCCCAATATAGGACTCAATGACAGATTTATCAATTAAGACAGCTGGACGCCCTAAAAAAGGGTCCCATAGTCCAATTGAAGGAATCTCATCAAA